AACAATTCTGGGTTTGCTTGCCCCAAGTCAATTTCTGCCGATACTTCAATTCTAAGAATTTTAGAATTATTCGGATAAGTTCCATATTCAGTTATTCTTTTCTTTGTGTTATCCCACTCATAGTAAGCATCACCAACTTTGGCACCAACGTAGTTGGTTGAATTTGGATTCAAATTACAATTATCAAACCTTTCAACCACTCTTGGCGCTGTGTCGTTATCTGTTAATGATCGAATAACAATAGAGAATGAGCCGTATGGATCCAAGTCTGCTCTGTTAGAATACTTAATATTTTCAATAGATACTTTGAAATTTCTCTGCTCTGCTTCTCCCGTGCTCAAAGTATGGAACTTAAACAACCGTGGACAAATAGCTGTGTTATCTGGATCATAATCTGGGGTTAGTGTATTATTAGTGACAATTGCGCTAGCTGCGGTTGTTCTCATATCCTGAGCCATGAACCAACCTGTCTGGGAAGCGGCTGTTGGCTTTTTGAATATGTGACCTGATCTCAGACCATCGCTTGATGCCAATGGGAGAATAAACCCATAACACTTAGATCCAGTGATCTCAGTAGCTACCGAGCGTTCAAAAGTTTCTCCAAGGAAATAGTTCTTCCTTGTGGTAGTCGATGTCAAAGCGCTGTTTGTTCTTGTTGGGTTAGTATTGAACACTTTTCTCGCATAAAATTTAGAATTCTTATCGAAATTAAATCTGAAGGTTTCACTTGGTGTACCTTGCCCTTCAGCTCCTGATGTGTATAACTGAGCCGTGAAATTGTATCCCGGTGAAGATCCAGCTTCGGACTCGATTAAGACTCCAGAGCCTGACACGACAGTGGTCGGTCCACCTGCGATTGTACCAGACAACGCTATTCCGCCCTGATCAAAATACCATGTAGCGGCAAGCACTCCATTGGCTGAACCTGTAGCTCCCACGGCTGCCGAAGCGGACGTCATTAAGAATAAACCATAGGCACCACCTGCATTGCCCTCTTGAGCAGGTGTAGCGCCCATGTACCACCCAGCGGAAGCGTTTGATCTAGTTGAATTTGATACAGAGGAGTCTTGATCTCCCAAAACCCTGACAACTGTCAAGGGTGCGCCATTTTTAAGATAAGCGGCAGCAGCATAAGCACCATATGTTGGTGCGGTTGGGAGTCCTGATCTCCAAACGTCTGAACTCTCGTCGCCTCGGATGGGTGCACCAAAGATTTCTATCAATTCAGATAAAGATTCGACTCTGGTTGGAAGGTAGGCTGGTCCTCTTCTAAATCTACCGATTACTACGGGTCCGATTGGAGGGGCACTTCTTGTAATTTGGGAGTTGTCGATTTCTTTTACAAAAACTCCGGGTGATACAAATTTAAAATTCTTTGCTGACATTTTTGCGAGTCTCCTTATTATGTATTCACTTGGAATAAAAACATTTTTTCTTTAATAAATAGTATTCAGCATCCATAAAGGACAAAATTATTCAATATATCCGGTGCGGTCGCTAGAATATGGATTTTTGCCCCTCAACTTGCCATCTCCAGAGTATTCAGGCTTGTCCCCAAACACGGTTCTCTCTCTGGGTATTTTCACCTCTACGGCGTTTTCTCTGATGCTTATTTTTGGTCTATCATCGTTAGCGCCTTCACCAACTAAATATCCTAAAACTTTTATTGATATTTGTGTCTCAAATTTTCTCTCTTCGTTGTCCATAGAGGAGATATTATTATTTTGTCTAAAGTTTCCTTGTACAAAAGCTTCATACTTATGATCATCTCTCTCAAACATCAGGTGGTTTATCGTTCCCGGTCTAGTCGCGAACACCTGAAGTAGCTCATTCATTTGTTGTTGGTATTCAGTTCTTAATGTTATTTTATATTCTACATCAACATATACAATAGGAGGAATGGATATTGTCTCATAAACGACTTTTCTCTTGTCTGTCCTTCGAATGAATTTTGGACCAGTGGATGGAGCGAAAGAAGGGTATTTTCTTTTTTGATCGGCGTTGTTAAACTCTGATGTCTTTTTTTGTTGTATTCTCCTAGCAACTACAAGACCTCCGCCTTTCTCATCTCTATTGATAAACTGATCTCCGTAGTAGGCACCCCTAGTGTTTAAGTCTTTTACAACGTTGGCCCTCTCAATAGTGATCACGGGCAGGATTATTGTACCCTCATCATCACGAAGTTCTTTTTTATTCTTTATTTGATATGCCCTCTCGGAAGCTACCCAGATAACTGGTACTTTTTCAGACCCCTTATTCGTTGTGACATGAAAATTGATATCTCCGTTCATATAATCATACACTGAAAAGTCTATTGTTTCCAGTGTCGACGGAGCAAAGCTAAAATCTTTTAATCCTGTTGGATATTTTCTAGATGCAGCTTCGGGTGGAAGATCTTTATATTTGTCGTCATGTGGCATCGAATACTCCCCTTCTTGCTCTGGTGCATTTAGCTAATATCTCCATTTTATGTTCAACTTGACCAAATATTTCTTTTGGTTCATTTAATGATAATATTTCATATAAAAATGTTCCGTATAAAAGGAAGTCTCCCTCTCGTACAAACAGATCCTGATCTTCCGTTAATCTTCTCTTGTGAAAAAATACGTTAATAGAAGACCTCTTATCTATTCCAATATTTGTATTGGTCGATGTTATACCTTCCCACTCTACCAAAGCATGTACACGCACTGGTGGCAGGAAAGTCTTGTTTATCGCTTCTCCGTAAAGAGGGTGAAAATTTGTGTGCTCTATACTGACTGGATAATACAATATAGTTTGACCAATGACTCTTTCAATAATTTCGTCATTGATCTTTTTAACTAAGTCACGCTCCTTCTTTCCGGTGAAAAGTGGAGGTGGGGGATTACTAGGTTGTGTCCATTTGTTCTTCTTAGCCACGGTTTATCTATCCTACAAAAACAGGTAAAGGAACTCCCTGCATTGTCTTGGTTGTGTTTTCTACTACCTCTGCTGTCTGCGCTACTAATCTCGGATATGTCATTTCGTCCAACACACCTTTTAGCTCGTCCCTGAGAGCGGTTTGCTCTGCCTTAGCCTCGGATACCAATGCTGGACCGTTTAGCGTTACGCTATTTCCGGGAATTGGTATTGTAGCAAATTTACTTCGTATATTTCCAAGCATTTCCTTGCTCACAGTCAAGGCAAATCTCCTAATCCACTGCTTTCCGATGGAGTTAATGTTTAGATATTCAATGTTTTCGAAAGGTAGGGTGTTCATATTATTGACACCTTTAATGCCTGTATCTTGGTCTCCTTCCTCATCCCAAGCGTTTGATGTTACGCTAAATTCTACCCACATTTTTGTAGGAGAAACCGAAGTAACATCTGGGAAAACTCTGAGTTTGTTGTTTTTAATCTCATATGAGAAGTGAGATATTCTTGTCCAAATAGCATCTTCGAAAGCCATTGCCTGTGCCTTGTTTTGCCACACTGGTATAACTTCAAATGTCGAGTCGTCAGCATACTGACCATAATAAGATAAGTTTCCTACCGTGTTTAGCCCACCATAATATCCGTAGAATCTCCACATCGCATGGGGGGTCTTATAGAAAACCTTTCTAATTGTCACCTTATTGTTCCCAACCTTATTATAGAAAGGACTATCAGAGTCGCTTGTTGATGTGTTCTCTATAATAGCTTGGAGGTCGTAATCTTGTCTACCCTTTACAGTATCAAAAGAAGCAGAATATATTGGAACGTCTCCACCAAAACCCCCTTCTGTAGCAAGTGTACTGCCCACCCTCTTAGCATATTCAAAATTAAATCTTGGATATCTCGTCTCAATGTTAGATCCGCTTAGGGCGTCCCCAACAACCATTTCTCCATCTTGGTCAAAAGTTCCTGTGGGGTTGCCCAAAAGATCAGACACGCTATTTTTAGCTTGATGGATGTTCAGGATATATGAATATTCTAGCACCGCTTCCTCATAAGCAGAATAAACTTGATATTCAGATATTTCAATGTCTAATATGTCTCCGCCAAGCTTACTATATACATAAGCAACTTGATCTACCGCACCAGAGACAAACGCATTAGCAGCAGCCTCAGTAGGTGCTTTCGTCACATACATGCCATATGGTAACGGATTTGAATCGGAATTAACACGAGAGTGTGTTCCTGTTGCTGGCAAAATAGACACACTAGTATTACTAGCTGGTGTCAAAGTTGGAAGAGCCATGTTTTAGATCTCCTTATTTTAAAAACAAAATACGCTATCTATAATTAGTCTCGGGCATCAGTTAAAGCCGTATAGAAATAAAAAAGCCCCGCCAAATTAATGACGAGGCTCTTTGTTTGTCTAGATCCTAGCGGGATTAGCCGTTAAGGTCACGACAGATAACAAGACCATACATATCTGGTCTAACCATCTTCTTAGCGTAGCGTGTCATGACACCCTTACGAGGTACAAAGTCCTCGACACCGAAGATAGTTGGAGTTACCTGAAGCGGTACATATGGAGCGTAAACATATCCGCTCTCAAGGAATGAACCACCTTTACGTCCGACGAGAAGTACGTTTCTCGGGAAATAAGGGTCGACATATACGTCCCACTTCTTGCTCAATGATCCAACATTAACAGCACCAATTGTTCCACGGTCAGCATCAGCGGTTACACTAGCACGGAAGCCAGCAGTAAACTCAAGGATGTTAGCAACCTCTGGTGAACAAACAACAAAGTTTGCTCCGCCGCGAAGTGTCTTTCTGTGGATTTGAGCTGAAACATCATTAACGGTTTCGACAAGAGTCTCATACCATTCGGAAACGGTACCAGTAAAGTCAGCACCCATCAAAGATTCGTTGTTATAGGTTGTTCCACCCACAGTGCCAATCTGTTGTCCAGAGGCTCTGTCAAGGAATCTACCCGGACGACGTGACCAATATTGAGTTCCAGCGGCTGCGCCTTTGATAAGATCCTCAAGGATCTCACGGTCAATCTCAAGAGCAATTTGCTCAGAGAGAATGCTTGTAAGCTCAACTTCCGCATCAAGGTTGTGATAAGCATTGAGATCTTGTCCCAATTCTGGAGTCCACTTAGCCTTGAGCTTCTTTGTCATCGCAGTAACACTGATGGAATCAACTTTGATGTTGAGTTCTGGAATGTTAATGTTATCTTCGAGTCCCCATGTATCCGCCCCAGCAACAACACCGATAGCATCGCCGGAAGCAGCAGCAGCATCTCCGTTAAAGTTATCAGAAATTGGGAAAGAAACAACATGTGGTACAGATGGACCAACACTGATAGCTGAACCAGTCAACTTTTTCTTAAGTTCTGTTGTGGTTTCAGAACCAGTAGCAGCCATAACAACAAGAAGGTGAGCATCAGTAGTACCACTGAGTTGAGTCAATCTTCTTACCTGTACACCACCGTTACCACCAGACGCATTTGTACCAGACATAGCGATATCTCTCAATCCGAGAGAAACAGCAACAAGGTTGTCCTTGTTTAACTGGCTAAGTGTGGAGGTTGCGATCTTACCAACAACAACAGCCGATCCAGATGGAATATCTGGGTCGAAACGACAAAGCTTTGCTGCCTCGGATGCTTCAGAACCGGGGAATGCTTCAATTTCTGCGTGAACAGTAATTACAGGTGCTGTTTGTGAGCCTGTTGGTGATGAGTAACCATTGTTAAGAGCATAGAAACTCTTTTCAGAACCACTAGCAGGTCCAGAGAGGTCTACACCGCCTGTGATCTGCTGTCCAACTTTTCCTCCACCGTATACGGAATCACCGGACTCATCTCCGAGTCTAGCTCTATCCTTGGTAAAGTCAAGAAAGAAAATGAGTCCCGATGGGAGGCTCATTGGCTGAACGCTAACAAGATCGTTAGCGATCAAAGATCCGAATACACGGCGTACAATCGGGAATGCTACAGAAGCAAAACCCTCAACATCGCCATTATTCATAGCAGATGCTGCTTCTCTAAGAAGCTCTCTAGCTTGGTTCTCAAGCAAGCGAGCCATAGTGTCTTTAGAACGTTCGCTATTCATTCCTTCTAGAAGACCAGTGTTTTCCCACTTCGCAAGCAGGGCAGCACCTTCCTTCTGGAGGTCACGATTAACAATACCTTCTGTTAATTTATCTAAAACTGACATAGTTTTATTTCTCCTTTTTAGTTTAATTAATACCAGCCAAACGTTTCATTCTGTCCAAATTAGGATCAGCTTTTTGTTTAGCCTCGCTGCCTTTAAGCAAAGCTGAAGAACGCTTTGTCACCGCCTCGCTAAGTGATTTCGGAGCAGAACTTTTATGTACCTGCTCTCCCACTGCGCCCTGAAGGGTTTCATAAATTACTTTCGCCTCTTCAACTGTTTTAGATTTTGATATAGCTTCGACAAGTTTATCTTTTTGTCGCCCATTCAACGAGTCGCTATTCAAAGCCTTGTTTGTATAAAGTAACCTAGCATTTTGTAGGTTAACCTCACTTAAAGTTCCTTTTACCCTATCGGTAAATGACTTCATCTCTTGGACGTTACCAGTCATTTTTTCTAATTTTCCTCTAAGGTTTTTATTTTGTTTTTCAGAGACTTGTAGAGCCTCCTTTAATTTATCCATCTCTTCATTGCTGCTGTCATCATGAGCAGCAAGAGCCTCGGCCTCAAGTTCTGCTTGGCGAGTCTCAAATTGTGGCTTTTCTAACCATCCTGTTTTTTCTGGGTGGAAGTCAAGGGTCAGTTTTTCAACAATGTCTTTTAATTGTTCTTCCGATATTTCTATCTCTTCTTCTTCGCCCTCGAAAAGATTTGTTAAATCTATTTCTTCATCGATATTCCCAACATCTGAGTCATTATTGGGGGCTTCTACTGCGATCTCCACTTCTTTTGACATATCCTCGTGAGTGGTTATCTCTTCAGTCATCTCCTCTCCTAGAGCCGACTTCATGTATTGCTCCAATCCATCAAGGTCTAGTTCCATCATTCCATCACCCTGATCTTGGGGATCAGATGGGGCTCCAGTCAGTTCTGGAGGGCTCTCGGCAGCATAGTCTACATTTTCTTCGGCACCTTCGTTTAACATGCTATCAACAGTTTGCCTTATTTCTTGTGAATATTTTTCTATTATTGCTGCTTCCGCATTCTTCATTGCGGCTTCTTTTAGCGCAGTAGCGTCTACAATTGCTTGATCTAGCATAGATGACATGTCGTTATCTCCCATATGAATATGTAAAAAAGAATAAATTTCCAGTAATAATTAGTCACAACATCTTTAAAAGATCCAAAAAAACAAACTTTATTCTAAGATATCACAAGGTTAGATTCTTCATCCCAGTATATATTACATTTATCATCTAAAAATGACGATACTGCCTCTAAATAAAAACCCATTTCTTCAGGGTGCATTTTTTTTAAATTTACTTGATTGATACACCATTGGACAACAGTGTTGATTAGGAAGGCTTTTGAAGCAAACACTACATTACCTTCGATACGATAACTAGGATCGTTCTCTTCTAAGTATCGAATGATGTCTGTTCTGCTTTTGATTTTCATAATAAGAAAGGTGAGGGCAGAGACCCGTAGATCCCTGCCCTCGGTTTTCAAAAAGGTTTACTTCTTGAGAGCTTTTTTCAAGTCATTGATCTGAACTTGTTGAGCCTTTACAGCCTCAACGAGAACGGAAGTAAGTCTTGAGTAATCAACTCCCTGTACTCCATCTTCTGCTACGTGAACAGCCTTTGGAAGAACGTTTTGAACGTCTTGAGCGATGAAACCGAAGTCTCTTTCACCGGAATCTTTCCAAGTGAACTCAACACCTTCAAGGGACATAACAGTATCAAGAGCAGTGTTGCTCATAGAAGCAACGTCACTCTTAAGACTTTCGTCCGAGTAAGTAACGAATGCGGCAGCACGAATCTTATTCTGATTGTCAGATCCATTTACAACATCAACAGCATACTCAGTAGTAGCGTTACCGCCAATGCTAACTTGAAGTCCAGTAACAGATCCTGTCACTTGGAAAATATTGTTAGCAGCAGAGTAGAATGCTTTTTCGCCATCAGTGTCACTAAAAACAGAGAAGTCAGCACCGTTACCGCTTGTACGTCCAACTATCATGTCACCAGCAGCAGAGAAGGCACCACCAGTTGTCAAAGCGTACCCGCCAGCAGCATAACCACTACCAGCAGTAATCGCACCAGCGAAGGATGTGTTTGAACTTCCATCAAAAGTGATAGCAGCACTACCACCAGAGTCAGCAACTGCGTTTCCACCAACCTTGATTGGTCCACCGAAAGCTACAACATCATCAGACTGAGTACCGAACTGAACATTTCCACCGAAGTCAACGTTGAAGTTCAACTTAGTAGCCACGATAGCAGCATTAGAAGCAACAGAAGCGTTGACAACAGCATTAGCAGCCAACTCATCAGCACCAACAGCGTCATCAGCAAGCATGCTGTTTTCAACTGCTTGAGCAGCAATAGTTAAAGCACCACCGTCAGCGATAGTAGCATCACCGGAAACTTGTCCGAAGTAGTGATCACGAAGACTATCAAGTCCAACTTTCTTCAATGTTCCACCGTCAGAGATCATCAACTCGTCAGCAGAAGCGATGTCTGCGTGAGCCAATTCAGTTTGACCAGAAATAACATTGTCGTTAAGCATTGAACCTTCAACAGCGTCAGCAGCGATTGTAACTGCTCCGTTTGCAGCAAGTGTAACATCACCGGAAACTGCAACAGAAGCAATGTCTGTTCCGTCACCGACAAGGATTTGACCAGATGTCTTAGCATCCAAGTCAGTTGGAGCGTCAGAGGCACCACCGACCTTAACAGATCCACGGGTAATGTTTGCCAACATGCTGTTCTCAACAGAGTCAGCAGCAATGGTCAAAGCACCTGCGTTGTCCATAGTTGCGTCACCGCTCATAGTTACAGCAGCAGGGTCGCCGTTGCTATCACCAAGAATAAACTTAGCAGCAGCCAATCCAGCCATTTTAGCCAAAGTAACTTGGTTGTCAGCAACGTGTCCAGTTTGGATAGACCCAGAAGCATAGTGTTCTGCATCAAGAGCGCCGAGTGCGATGTGCTCAGAATTAACAACATCATCTTGGATATTGTCACCATCGATACAATCAGCAGCAAGCATCGCATGTTCAACAACGCCGGTTCCGATTGTCAAAGCACCACCAGCAGCAACTGTAGCGTCACCGGAGATTGATACATACGACGGATCAGTTCCATCAGATTGAAGGAATTGGGCAGCAGTACCCTTTGCAAGAAGTGAAGGATCACCAGATGAATCACCCAAGATGAGAGAACCTCTAGTAATGCCTGCCATTTTAGCCAAAGTAACTGCGTTGTCAACAATGCTGGCTTCAACGACAGCGTTAGCAGCCAACTCGTCAGCGCCAACAGCGTCATCAGCAAGCATGCTGTTTTCGACAGCACCTGCGGCGATAGTCAAAGCACCGCCGTCAGCGATAGTAGCGTCACCGGAAACTTGTCCGTAGTAGTGATCACGAAGGCTGTCAAGACCAACCTTCTTTAGTGTTCCACCATCAGAAATCATCAACTCATCGGCAGAAGCAATATCTGCGTGAGCCAATTCAGTCTGACCGGAGATGACGTTATCATTAAGCATTGAGCCTTCGACAGCATCAGCGGCGATTGTAAGAGCACCACCAGCAGCAACTGTAGCATCTCCAGAGACATCAGCGAAAACTGCGTCTTGAAGGTTAGAGAAAGTGATCTTCTTCTCAGTTCCGTTGTCGGAAAAGACGAAGTGATCTTGTGTTTGGTGAAGTCCAGCACTACCGAGAGCACTAAGTTCATCGATGTCAAAGTTAATTGTAAGAGTGTTGTCAGTTACAGCAGTAGCGATACCTGATCCACCTGTGTAAGTGAACGTGTCACCAGAAAGGGAAAGGTCATCAGTTCCGCTGTCACCAGCAATTTGAAGTGTACCAGCATCAGCAAGTGAAAGTGGGCTGCTTACGCCTTCGTTTTGAAGGTAAAGCTTTGCGCTTCCAGCAGCACCGGAAGCAAAAAGGTATACACCTCCCGCTGGGGCATCTGCAGGGTCTCCAGAACCAGAAACGTTCTGAAGATCGATATACTTATGATAAGTAGATTGAGTAAAATAAGCCATTCATAAATCCTCCATAGATTTAGTTATTAAATTTTAGATTAAAGTTAAGGAAAAAGCACCAGAAGGTGCTCATTGGCACATCATTGCGCCTATAAGTAAATAGTTTTGGGGAATAGATTTGGAGCGGGCAGTTATGAATATTTTTTTGATTTTGCTCTAATTGTCTAGAAGGAAAGCAAAAAAACGACGTTAGTTCCCTGTATTAATACCAGAACCAGACAATACATACATATCCGCAGTTGGTATATGAGTTAACTCAGCAGCGATTTGAAATCCGCTCTGTCCCGTTCCGGCACTAGAGATGTACAAGTGACTGCATTTAACATTCATTACAGTCGGAGAATTTTTGTAAGAACCACTTATGTAATTATCTGCTGTCCCACTACCGTAGTGATTCAAATCAGGAGGTATGACAATATAGTTATGCTCATTAATAAGGGAAGGTGCTGCTGTGCGGTCATCGAAATGTAACAAAATGGCAGAGGAGCCAGTGTTAACGACCTGAATCGATCTCGTAATGGCACCAAATACTACTTTTTGTTGACTATTAGTTTGAGACCCGTCGCCATTTTGGACAATAGAGCCTGTCAAGTATGGTCGACCTGCGACCTGATATGCTGCCGAATTTCCGATTCCGCTTGTTCTTGGTGAGTATGCCATTTTATTTTCTCCTAGTCTTTATATTTAGCATCGTAATCTCTTTGGAGCTTTTTAATTACTCTATTCCGCTCTTTTTTCTTACGACGACGTTTATCTGTTGGTTTTTCGAAGTACATGTGTTTTTCTCGCCATTCGTCTTGAATGCCTTCTTTTTTAACCTTCTTTGTAAATCTCTTGATCATTCTCTCAGGAGATTCATTCTTTCTTGGTGTGACTTCCACATGAACTGGTTTAGCTTTCTTTCCCATTTTATACCTATTTTATTAGTTGTTTCCATACGGCTGATCCGCCTAGCAAGTCCGATATATCAACACCCGGATCATCTGGCTCCACATCCCCCAGAGGCGAGTTCGGAGCTGGATTGCTTGGACTGGCTGCGCCTTTTGAGATTGGCTTCGTGCCCTCAAAGACATCCACTCCTCCGTAAGCATTTTTTCCAATCGCATCAAGCATTTTTTTCTTTGTTTCTTGGAGTTTTCTTACTTGATCTTGTTGCTTTGCTTTTCTGAAATTGTTTTTACTTGTATTTTCTTCGCTCTTATCCGGGGTGGCTATTGTTACCCTTTCAGTGATTACAGTGTTGCCTATTCCCTTAACAACCTCGGAAACTATAGTTGACAAAAAGCCCTCTGTTAAGAGGACCTCTTTTACACTTTCTTTAATAAGTTGTTTAAATTCTTCTTTTTTCATAAATCTAGCTCAATATATCCTTAATTAATCGATTTAATTTATCAGCCCTTGTAAATACATTACTATCTTTATTCTCTTTCATCATGAAGGCCCCGGCTGTTGATGGTTCCGAAACCATATCAAAGCAAATCAACTGAAAGTCGTCATTTACCATAGATCCATTAGGGCTTTCTGATAGGCTTCCGGTGCCTCTAGAAGAGATACCAATTTTACAACCGCCATCAACTAATGCTCTTAAAATCTTTCCTGCTGGAGTTTCGAGCACTTGTATCTTTCCATATACATCATTGCCTTCCATCCAAACTGCCGTCATCTTATGGGACACATTGGCAAGCTCGACAATATTTGACTCTGGATGGTCTAATTCTCCGAGTGCCCTGTTTTCTTTTACTAATTTTTCATACAGACCAATCTCTCTCGTTAGAACCTCTTCGGTATATATTCTTCCGTTACCATTTGGTACGCCACATCTCTGAATTACTCCAGATAAAATCATACCACCATCTGATACGAATCTTTTTTCAGATTCAGTAAGCAAATCTTGGCATATGCCACCGTCACAAAGCTCGTAATATTCTCTAATCACCATTTTTTCAGTCATAATTAAATCCTTTGACGGGCATTACCCGTGCGATCTAGGAGCCCTTACAGCATCTTCTCACTGGTTGTAACATCCACTTTTCCATCACCCTTACTCCTCTACTCATGAATATGATTAATTTTAATTCCACCATCACCAATTACTGTATTTAAGGTATATGATGTAGCGGAAGCTATACAACTTAAAATCAACAAATTAGCGATATTATACTCAAAATTAAATAGTTCTGTTAAGCCATTTATGCCGAACAAAAATGCACCGACCCAAAAACCCGTACACATTGGGCAATGAATTAGTGCTCCAAGCCAATTAGATTTTTCCATAATCCAATCTCTTTGGTTTTCAAAAATTGTTCCGTAAACTAAGATTTGGGTCATGCCCCAAGAGGCGAGAATAAAGTATATAAGATCCACTATTCGTACCTATAGATCCCTGCCAAGCCATATGAATAGCCGGGGTAGTAAGGTTGTTGTGTCCCCTTTGTTGTTTCTTGTGGCACTTCTCCAAGTTCCGTAGAGTCTTCTGAAGATGGATCGAGCAAGTTTTCTTCTCTCTCCATTTCCGCCTTTGTTATAGCTTCCATATATTCGGTCTCATTCTTAATAAATCCAGATATGTTGTATAGTACAATCTCTGTAAGATTTTGTATGTCTTTATTGTCTGGGTATTCAGCCGCTAGTGCTCCAAAGACATTTGTGCCCCTTACAGTTTCTGGTTGTACTACCCCGTTCTCTACAAGGTAATTAAAAAACCTATTTTGAGCATTATAAATGATATCGCTAAAATTTCCCCTGCTGTATGCGACAATCTTTCTCTCCTCAGTCTTAACAACTATAGCAATATCTTTATGGTTATAAATCATCAGGTGACCAGCTAGTGACTTTTTCATATCAAGGTCGTCAATATATTCTGTAATATACTCCGGTGTTGGAGGATAATTTTTAACTTGTACTTTTATCATTTGATTTTAATTCCTCAACTAATTGTTGAATCTTGAGTATTTTTGTAAAATCAGAATCGACTAATTCTCTATCTTTCATACCCTGTAGAAGACTGTGTATCTCTGTCCTATCCTCTGGGAAGACCTCCATATCAATTGATTCGTCAAGTTCCCTTTTCAGTCTTGATATCTCGTCATCCAGATATATTTTCATTTCAATGCCGTTATCATTCACAGATCCCGTATATGCCTTTAACATTTGTTTTTGGTTTTCGTTCAAATTAGAATATGAATTGTTAAATTTTTCAACAAATGTTTTGTAAACAATGTTATCTATGTGTTTCATACTTTTCGACTCTTCCATGTCGCCAGTCGCAACCATGGAATCAACAATACTTTCTTCTAAAATAACCCTTTTTTTGGCTTCAATTTTTGGATTATTAAATATTTGATGGAGAGTTGCCAAATCTTTGTAGTTCGGAACAAAATTAGAGTAAATATCACTAGACAACTCTTTATTAATTCTAGATATCAAAGCGCTCTGCTCATTAAACAGTCTTTTGTTGTCCAGTGCACTTCTTTCAAGTCTAGATTCTACAATTATTTTTTCTGCCAATCTTCTTTCTTCAACTTGTGTATTTACTATATTTTCATACAACTTGTAATCTCTATATAGTATTGTTCCCGGTTTAAAAAAATCTTTAAATATTGAAATAATAGTATTTTTTCGAACGTTATCTTTTTTTATACTAGCTTTGGTCAACTCTCTAACCAAAGCTTCGTAAAGAAAAGCGGTATTTCTTTTCTTATTGTGTTTAATTTTGCTTGACATCTTTTTTGTTCTCCAACTCTGTAATCAAACTTTTAATTTCATTATTGTGATCAAGAATTTGTTGTTCTTGTATATCATAATTAGGCTCTAGGTCTTCAGAAACCCCTCTAGACAGTCTTTTCATATCATTATAACCCTTTGGAACGCCCGTGATTCCCCTCATTCCGCCCATCGATTTCATAGATCTTTGTACGGCTCTTTTACCAGATAAATCATTTCTTGGCTCATATATCTTGCCCTTTGAATTGCTCGTGGTAGTGAATGTCTTGCCTCCGCGACCTTTGAATTCTACTCTTTCCACATCGTCGTCGCGATTTCCCGGTACAGCCAATAAGTTTCCTTCGGGCTCCTCTGGAGTTTCTGTTTCTGTTCCTGTCTCTACCTCTTCAGCGCCGGCATCAAGGTCTCCTCCCATATCTTCAGTATCACCCAAGCCGCCCAGAGACCCCAAGCCTCCGCCAGTCATAGCTGCTGCTTCTCCGCCTTCACCATCAAGAAGATCAAATTCTGCTTGCATCAGTTTATCATATGCTAATTCTCTTTGGTTTCTCAAATATTCTGATTCTGATATATTAAACAGATTTGTAGCTACCCATCTCTTGCTAAAGAATCCATCAGTTGCTGCGCTAGCAACATCGAACTTAGTTCTCCACTGCTCCAATTCTTGTAGCTCTGCTATTTTTGATGGATTATTCAAGGACATTTTAAAAGATATCAAATCGTTGCCCCTGTATCCAAGAGTGTAAAGATGAATTATGCCAATCTTTTCTAGTTCAGATATAACAGCTCTTTGTAGCCGCTGGATTGTTCTTGCGAATCGGATATCCTTTTGAGCAAGTGTTGTTTGGTCTTCGCTTGCCCCTTCTCCTCTGAACAAATACGACTGTGGCACCTTAAGTGCGGAAAACAACTTATCTTTTAGGTATTTAACATCGTCGATGTCGCCCGTGTAAGTTCCTCCGGGCAGACTTTCTATTTTTGTAGATTGTTGTGCGCCCCTGACTGGTATAAAGTAATCTTCGTCTACAGACATTGGGTTATAGCGAAGGTCGACACGACCAGTGTTCGCGTCAACAACTTGATTTCTCTTCATTTGAGTTACAACTTTTTGCATGTACTGCTCTACTTCATTCGGATTAACACCGCCAACATCTACATAAAAAACTCGACGCTCAGGAGATCTTACAATCCTGTATGACATCATCGCATCCTCTAGAAGTGTTAGTTGCCTGAATATCCTTCTGGCGGGGTCAAGGATTGAGGTGCCATATGGCGCGTACTTATCATTACCCAGTATTCTAAAGTGCGCTACTTGCCAGTTTTCGAATGTCATTCCTGCTGAATTCCATTGATATTGGATATAATTTGGATTTGTCTTATCTTCACCCTCAAGCCTCTCAACCTCTCTAGTTGGAAGACCTATCGCATTGATAACCCCCTGCTCCTCCTCTATATCAAGATATAGCATGAAATCTCCAAACTTACACATGGTCCTACACCAACTAAAAAGATTATGCTCGATATTTAAAACGTTGTGATATAGGGAATTTAGAATAAGTTTTATTTCTTCATTTGGGCAGTGGATCTTTAATAGCGGATGAAGGTGTGAAGAAGTCGTCATTTCATCAGCATATATATCCAAAGCAGAAGCAATGATCGGCTCATACTCCATTTGATCAAAGTCAATATATCTTTGACTTCTTGACACATTTGCCAAGGCAGCACTAGTTAAATTGGAAAAAGGATTGTATGTTGTCTTTTTAAACTGCTGCCCACTAGCTGATTTGAAGTCCGATGAAAACTTGTCCGCATCAGTTCTTGAGTTTCTCACTACCACTTGGGCATCATAATTGACAAGTGGCCCCGAAAGCAACCTTGTCAGTCTCCTGAATAAAGGAGAAGCTTCATTTCTGGGGTTTCTATTTCTGTCAGCCATTTTTTATCCTTTTAATATCCAACTATATTGTTGTTGCTCTCTAATCTTATCATTTTTTGATATGGGTTTATAGCCTATTTGTCCCGGTATTGATGTATTTATCTCTGTTTTTACCTTCGTCATAGCACCCAAAAACGCCTTTGTATATTCTATATCTCTCTGGTTCACTTCAAGTGCGGTATCCCTGACCCAACAACCTATAGCAAAAGCCATCACTAAGTCATCGTTGTACATACGCATAGCTTGGGGTCGACCATTGTGCCAAACAAACGTTTCCAACTCACTAAATAGTCTAGCAGAATATATTGTAACTAGTTTATTTCTAATGAATTCTTCCATTTTCGCCACGACAAGAGGTCTGGTCTTAGAGGTCATGGAAAAGCCAGCAACGGCGTTGCTCATATTTTCACCTTGATACTGCTCAATATATTCATGCGTTGACTTTATCGAATAATACAAGTTTGGATATGCCATATCTCTTAGCTTATCCAATACGGCATATCCTACGGAGTTATTTTCAATGACCATTAAGCAGTTACCATATTCGCGACCAACGTCGTTTAGCATGTTAGCAAAGAGGTCCGGGGTTATCTTTGATTTGTATTCTGCGACAATCTCCATTGTTTCTAGTTTAAAGATATGAAAAACAGAAAAGTCTTTGTCATCTCCCCTAGAAACGTCTGCTACCAGAAGATACTTGCATTCAGGATTAAATTTTTCCCATATCCAAAAATTTCTATCAAACCCAGTTCTATACTCTGGATCTACTAAGCCCTCTTTAATCAACGCCATGTCATCGGCATGAATAACGGTCTCTCCAGACATATTGAAATTACATTCATACTCTTGCGCGATTTGCCTCCGGGACATATTTTTGGTTTCTTCGGAGAACCACTCCTCATCCCTATCTGGGTGTACATCCCATGGTAGATTAGTGTAGTGAAAATCATTATTGCTCAACTCTGCGTCGATATAGGTTTGATGAAACCAATTTCCCACACCATTTGGGGTAGATAGTGCGATACAACGACCACCTGTTGACAGAGTGGGGTAGAGACCCGTCCATAGTTCATCAAGCCCCTCTACGTGTGCTGCCTCATCTACAACGAGGAGAGAAAGAGCTTCTGAACGACCTGCATCTCCTGAAGTCGTAGACGCCTTGATTTGGGATCCATTATTCAACTCGAAAGATGTCCTGTTGTCTATTTCAATGCTAGCGATCTGCATCCAATCTGGTAGGTTCTTCATGATCGCCTTAACCTTCTTGACCAAGTTGGCGGCTGTTTGAAATTTAGTAGCCATGACAAGAATGTTCTTGTCTTTGTGGAAGAGCATCATCCAAGCAACATAACCAGCAGTAATTGTAGATATACCTAGTTGTCTCGCCTTCAAAATAATATTGAAACGATAATCATTGAAGTCTTCCAACAATTGATCTTGAAAGTCGTAAGTTTTAAATGGTATTTGACCCTTAATTGGGTGTGAGATTTTGGTATAGTTATTTATAAAGTA